CAATTAAATCATCTTTTTTAAAACCTGATCTATTTCTCACTACATAAGTTGGAGTATTCCAGTTAGGATCTGATGGAGGATAAACATCATCTAAATCATATCTTCTAACAGCAGCATTTGGATTCCAATTTCCAGTACCCCATGTAGTGTCCATAGGATCAATTGTAGGATCTAATGAATTAGGTCTTGGTAATCCTCCCATAAACGTGCTTCTTCCAGCATCTCTGTTATCTATTAAATATCTTTGAAATCTTTGAGTATCCTGAAAAGATAAATTATTTGCTCCAGTTTCATAGCCAAGTCTTTGTATATGTTCTGGTTCTAATCTCATACCAGCATTTAATCTATTCAATGCTTCTTCAGCAGTATAATTAAATGATGTTTGTGTATCAGGCACACCTGTTAATCCAGCTTGTAAATTTTCTATTGGAGGAGGAGGTGGTAATCTATAATCTTCAACTGCACCGCGACCTTGTACTCTTAATAATTCAATTTCGTCAGGAGTTAAAAATCTGGAACTATTATGAAAAGATCTTCTTATTTCTTCAATGTCTGCTGCTGTTGATTCTCTTAATTGCCCACTTAATCTTTCAATGCTACTTAAGTCTGCTTCACGAGTAGGTGTAAAAGTTTTTTTGGCTACTTGTTTAAGAGAGTTAAGTGCTTCTGGTATATTTCTTGCAATTTCTGGAGCACTCTTAATAAACTTGTATCCTGATTCTGCCAACTTAGGTAATGACGCAATTGCTTCATATGAAAGAGGATTTAATGCTACTGATTCCATTTCACTTACATTACCCATTCTCTGAACACCAAGCATTGGTTTTTCTCTAAAATCTCCATAAGAAGATGTAGTGCTATTTTTTGCAGCATTTGCAATGTAATTACCTGGAGCGTTTAATAATGAAAACACTTTTAATCCTGATAACATTGATTCAGCATCTTCTTTATTTTCATTTGGTGTTAAACCAGGAACGTCAAAATTAAATGGTCTTCCTGGAAGAGCTGTATTAACTAACTGTTGTATACCACTAACAGTATTTGCAAGTTCATCAGGATTTAATTGCGAAGAATATTTAGAATTAATTAATGCGTTCTTTTCTTGTTCAGATAAATTATCAATCCAAGCACCTCTTTCATTCAAATCAAAATTATTTTTTTTAGAAAGTTCTTCTAAAGCATAAGTATTCTTATTATAATCATAGTTTTGATTTATTTCAGCAAGTACTTTTTCTGGAAAATTATTTCTATCAATTCCATACCAATTGCTTTTACCAAGTCTTTTTATATACTCGTCTTTCTTTTTATTTACAAAATCTTCACGAGTATTTTTTTCAGAATATTGTTTTCGTAGTTTACTTAATTCAGAAAGTTTACTTTTAATAACTACTTCATCTATCACTCCTCCCCAATAAATATCATTAGCCATATCTTCTGGATTTTGTATTTGACCTTTTCTATACATTTCAGCATACTCAGGTGATCCTGTATTTACAATTTTAATTGTACCATCAGGATATTTTAGTTTTATATTTTTACCACCAGGTACAGTCATACCTTCTTGAGCTTTTGCTAAAAACTTTTCTAAAATAAATTTGTTTCCTTTTGATGTCATGACTATTATCTGTTTTTATTTTTACCTTTGATTACAATTTCGTTTAATTCAATTTCACCATCCTCATTAAGAACAATTTCTCTTTTAATATTGTCTCTCCAATTTTGTTCAACTTTATAAGGATAACTTCCAGGATCTCTTTGATACTTAACTCTCATTTCATCTTCTCCACTTTCATTATATATTGCTGGTGAAAAATTAGGCATAGTACCTTCATTAAAAGGTATCCAATCATTACCACCTTCATATGTAGTTCCTGAATCAATAGATAAATATTGGTTTCTTAAATAAGGAGAATATCTTCCAATACCATTATCTAATATAGAATTTCCAGTTTCTGATGCAAGTTGAGATGCTTTAAATCCGCCAGTAGTAATTCCGGGTCCACCACCATTATCTATTTCAGGTCGTGTCCATCCAAATAGTTTTTGAGAAAGTGTATTGTTTTCACCCCAGTTCTCTAAAACTTGTTTATCTTTTAAATCCATTGCTGCCATAAGTGGTAACACTTTGTCAAGATTATACAAATCATTTGGAGATTTAATGTCAAACTTTTGTTTTAAATCTTTAGGTATGCTGCTATATTTAATTTGACCAGGTCCAACTGATAATTTTTTACCACCACCTAAAGATGTAAATATACTTTCAGCAATATTTTCTAAACGTGATCCTAATCCTTTACCTTTTGATGTTGTCCAGTTATTTTCTGTACCAAGTTCACCAAATACATTTAATAATGAATCATGTATTTCTTCTTTAGATTTACCAGTCTTTTTAACAAGTTCATTTATTTTATCATTATCATTTGCAAATTCAATAAACTTATCCATAACACGTTGACTGTTATCATTATAATCTTTAGCAGTAGGTGATATGCCCCACTTATATGATGCTTTAGAAGTAGATTCTTTTTTTATAAACTCTTGTTTATCATCATAGTTTTTCTTTTCTTCTGGAGTAAGTCCCAATGGATTAGTATCATCATAAGGATTAACTTTATATATTGTAGCATGCTGCTCTGTTTTCTTTCTTTTAGGATCTAATCTTTCTTTTATTTCATCTTCATAATATGTTCTTTCAGATTTCCAAAAATTATCAAAAAATCTTAATTGACCACTTTTTGTTTTTCCAAGATATATTTGACTATGTGTTGGATAATACTTTCCTGAAGCATTTCTATCCTGACTTGTCATCAATACATCACCAGGCTCTAAATTCTGAATACCTTTTACTCCCCATCCTTGATTTGCAGTAAAACCATAATCTTTTGCATTTTCTGCAAAATGAGTATTAGACCAATCAACAGTATTCATTACACCTGCATCTTTTAAAACAGTGCACACTCCACCAATGCATCCAAATGCTCCTTCTCCTCTTTGAAAAGCAATAGTTTTTATATCATCTGGAACATCAACATAATTATTAGTTTTAATTCTTTCTTCAGCAAGTTGTACAACTCGTTGAGCCATTTCTTTGGTGTGAGCACTTTTATCAGAACTATTAGCAACTTCTACAATAGTAGGCGTTTCAACTGGTTTTTGTTGTTGTTTTAATCTTGCAATTAATGCAAGATTTTGTTTTGCAGTTCCGTCAGTTAATCCTTGCGCTCTTGCAGTACTCCATGGTTTACCAGTAAGTTGTGTATATTGTTCAGCAACTGTTGTACCACCAATATCATATTTATTGCTAACAGACATTTCATCTGCGTTACCAAACCAAGTACCACCGCGTTTTGCAACAGGCATTTGATTATTAATATTGTTATTATTTTGACTAACAGAGTTCAATAATTTTAATGTACCTTCTTTTCCAAAGTAATCATTTAAGTCTCTAAAACCTTGATTTGTATTTAAGTCAATATCATTATATAAAGATTTTAAATCTTCTTCATTAAGTTCTCTATTTAAAAACTCTTTATTACCACTATTAAACAAGTTATCTCTAACCTCATTTAATCTTGCACGTACTTCTGTAGGTTCTGTAAAATAGTCATACTTAAATTTATTATCATCTGTTTTTGGAACTTTTAATGAATTTATTAAGTCTACATCTTTTAGAGGTATTGCAGAAACTTCATCATCCTCTCTGTTTTTTAATTCTTTTCTTAATAGTCTACTATTTAATCTAAATTTTTTCTGACCTTCAGCAAATAGATTATCTATAAAATGACTTTTTTCATGTACAGCAACACTTCTATTAAAATCATTAGAAAAGTTACCACCTAAAGTATCTAATTCATTTCTGTCAAATGGATAATTAATAGTTCTTTCTTCTGGACTAAAATAAGCAATTGCTCCAGGTTTAAAACTATCTTCAGATGTGTTTATTTTTTTTCCTTTTAGTTCTTGTAAATTTCTATTTCTTATATCATTATATAAATCAAAAGAATTATTTTCTACTGTAGATTCTGTTAGTAATTTTTTATATTGTGGTGAGTTCATCCATTCTTCATGAAAGGAAGTACTTGGATATTCATTTTCACTTACAACTTTATCAAAAAGATTTTTTCTTTTTTCTACAGCATCTGGATTAAAGTTTTTTTTAATAAAAGCATTGTGTTCTTCTTGCGCCTTTCTTTTAGATTCCTCTTCTTTTATTTTTTCTTCCTCGCGTACCTTTTTTATATTCTCTAATTGATATGCGGTATTTTCATCTATTTTTCTTTGTCGCTCTTCATCAGTAAGTCCTTCTAATGTACTACTTGGATCACCACCTTCTTGAGCAACAGCCAGCATGTCATTAGTGTTATTATTATTTTGAGCAATGTTATTCATTAACCATATAAGATCTTCTTCAGAATAATTTTTTAAAGCTCTGTCTTTTATATGAACAGGTAATTTATCTAAATGTTCTTTTGTAAACTCTTCATATCCAGGTTTATAAATACCAAGTTTTGCAGCTTCATATTGTAATGCTTTTTGATCAGCATAGTTTTCATTAGGACCTCTTGATATTTTTCTGTCTTTGTTTCTTTTTTGCAACTGCTCATAATCATATCTATTATAACCAGGTGTTTGTTTTCCAAAAAACGATTTACTATCATCTAACACAGAATGTCCAAACTCATGTGCAAGTACGCTGTCTTGTGGTAAAACGCTTTCAAATTCTTTAGACCAAATTTCAGAATCTTTTATAGGAGCATGATGGACTGTGTTAGTGTTAGGTTGATAATATGTACCAAGTCTATTTTCATCATATACATATTCTGTTTTACCTACATTTGATTTTCTTTGATTAATTACTTTGTCAACATCAAGGTATCCCGAATTTTCTAAATTTCTTTTATATAATGGTGAGTCTATATAATTGTTAAACCATTCTTTTACTTTGTTAAAATCTTTTTCACCACCTTCTTGCATTATTGTATTTTCATTACCACATTTATGACAAGTAGTAACATCATTACCTCCATCTGCAGCTTTCCATTTCCATCCACAATTAGAACATGTAATAGTTTTATTTAATAATCCACCATATTTTGCCATAGGTGTTTCAGTTACACGCGAACCAGGATATTGATATTGTTGTCCAGGAAACATTTCTTGTCTGTTGCCAAACTCATCTATACCAACAAGAGGAGTACTTACCCCTTGCATTGTAATAGAAGTTCCTTCCGGTGTACCATAAATAGTATTGGAAGGATTATTTCTATAAGGAGAATTATCTTTGTACCCTTGCATAGAAATATCCTGCTTTACTTTTTCATTTTGCTGTGTGATGAACTTCATCAATATTTCTCTATTTGCTGCCATTATCGAGGACTTAATAAGTATTTATTATTTACAAATTTAAGGATCATTTTTTTATCATTACTAATATTTTTACGTAATATAATTTTATTACCATAATGTCTAAACTTTTTATGTTGCAATGGTTGTTTAGCATAATCAACATAAGCAGAATTAATAACTTTATGATAACCATCAGCAGCAGTAATCCACATTGGAACAGTGTTATTAGTAAACTCACCTCTGTCTGCAGTAATATCATAAAACTGATTGAATCTAAATTTGTTTTCTTCTTTGCTGAACTGAATATCAATAGAGTCAATATTTATAACAGGATATGTTAATAACGTTAATGGATTATTTTTAGTTTTTAAATTTAACTTAAGTAATCCACTATTTTGCTCAGAATTAAATATTATAGCTCTGTCAAAGTTTTCATCAAGAATATGATTAAAATCTCTACCATCATTATAATATTTATACACATCAAGAGTATACTCAAAATTTCTTAATGTTGTAATTGTATTTGGTGTAACAACACTGTATTCAAGTTCCCAAGGGTAATCTTGATTGTAGTAATTTGCAAAACTATCAGTACGAACATTGTGTCTCCAGATTGTACTTATTAAATTACTTGCGCCTCTTATTAAAGTATAAGATGAATTACAAACCAATGGATTTGGATTTATATAACCAGGTGTACCTGCTTGTATTACATCATCACATTCTCCAGTAGTTGACACTACAGCATCTGGTTCACAAACAGTAGTAGGACATTTACATGTAACTTTTTTACAAATTGGTGGAGTGGTTTCACTACATGCTCCAATTAATGTATACCCTGGAGGACAACTACAGGTTGGTGGCGCATCACATACAGTTCCTGCAACAGCATTTGCAATAAAAGCAGCTGTATTGTTTGGAAAAGTTCCATTAGCAACCATGTTAAATTGATTAGCTGTTATACTACATGTAATTGCATTAGGTATTGCAGGTTGTGGCGGTACAGGACTATCATCATCACAAAATATACTATACACATCATATTTAGGTAAGTTTTGATATTGACATCCTACTTCAGTTCCACCGGGACCAGCTGTACTTGGATTACAAGAACTACCTACAGCATCAGTCATAAATAACATTACGCTTCTAAAATTAGGATCTGAAAATCTATCACCTAATTGAGAAGCCGCTCTGCTTGTTAATATTGTATTTGCATGACTCATTCCTAAACATATGTCAGTACCAGAAGTTGGAGTTGATGCATAATATGCGTCTGCTTGTGCAACTGTTACTGTGTTACTCATGCTAAATCCATTAGGATTTAAACTATCTACAAAATTATTATTACCCCATTTTGTAAAACCAACTTGTATAAAACCACCAGCCATGCCTGCTACTATAATAGGATCATTTAAAAACTCATGAACAAATTGTCTTTGAGCTTCAATTCTTCCACCTTGGGTAGTACTGGTAGACCAGTCCATTGCAATAACAATATCAAGTAAACAATTAAATGTATTTGATGTTACAGTTGCTGCTGTTTCTAAAATAGTAACTTGAGCAAGTTCTGTATTTGAAACTGTCTTAACACATTGAGTTGTATTTGGATCAAACGTATATCCCGGAGGACATACAGGATTTAATGCAAAATCAGATTTAATAGTTAAAAAGTGATCATAAGAAGGCATTACCCATTCAGGATGCCAATCATGAAATGATAACCATATTTTTAATTTTGGATCATAACTTACTGTCCATCTTATTTCTTCTAAGTATGATTTAATATCAATTTTTGTCAATACAGGTCCCAACACAGCAGGCGCTGTAATAGTACAAGTGCATGTATTCTCTTCCACATCAGTAACACAACCTACACTACATGGTGACGCTGGTGAATTTTCTGGTGGATCTAATTGAGTATTCTCACAAAATCCAGTTTGAGGATTAAATACAAATCCATCTAATGCACATAATGAAGTAACAATTTTTTTCTCACAAACACCAGTAATAGAATTATAAGTATATCCAGGAGGGCAGTTATAAATATAAGCAACACCATTGCACAATGATTCATTAATATAATATCCTTCACCATTAACATAAACTAAACAGTTTGCAATTTCATCAAACTCTGCTTTTGGTTTATAATCTTTTTTAGTAAAATATAATAAATCATATTGAGAATCAAACACTGTTTGAATTGAAATACCTTCTACAACATTATCATACAATGGGAAATTTGGATATTTTTTTAATAATGGAGATGGAAGATTTTCTAAAAACCAGTATTTCATACCATCTTTAGAAATATCATTCATTCCACCACCAGTATAATTAATTATTTTACCGGTTTCTTGAGATACCCAAAATAATCCATAAGGTGTATTTACTGCAGATTTACTTGAAATACATGTTCCATATTTAAAAGCATCATCAGCATTTACGAGTGACTGCATGTTTTGTTGAAACAACCCTGCATCACCAATAGTAAATTTTACACCACCTTGTGTTTGTAAAGTATCAACTCCCACAAATTGTGTCGGTTCAATATCTTCAAACAATATAATTGCACCTTGTGCATTTAATGTTTTGATAGTACTTATTTTTCCTTCAAAATCTCTGTAGTTATTCTGTAAATAATTTCTCCAGTTATCTCGTTTAAGTCCTTCTTGTTGCTGTAATGAATACACAACTCTCCTTGGGAGGTATTGGAAACATGTTTCGTACAAGGTTGGATCATAGTCCCTTGGTAAGATATTTGACCAGGAAGCAAAGTTACTGTACAATTTGGATGCGCTAAGTGATAAGTCATATTCATAATAAATTGGTCTTGTTATAAGGTCACTTCTAAACATTGTGTCCAAATCAGTAAACGAGTTACCAATTGGATCATAAAACTTTTCCCATGGTTCTTCACCATAATCTCTAAATGCCACATTTAATTCTGACTCAGTAAAAAAGTCTCTAACACCATTAAATGATAAATACATCCAAGCATTTTTAAAACTTGATTTAATTATTTGTCCAGTAGATTGATAACCATGTAAATTGTAATAATCAGCAGGAGTATTAAAATTAAATTGTGGTACAACATTTGACCAGTCTATTGCAATGTCAAATTTAGTAGCATCATACCTTGTGGAATTTAACCAATAGGTAGGAATAGGACCATTACGATAATTCTCATAATTCCATTCTGTACCATTTGGAACATCTATTAACCAAGTATTATAAAAATAATAAGTATTTTTTTCAGTGTATCTATTTATATAAACATCTCCTCCAAATATTTGTGATGTTGAATTTGGAATTAATACATTTTGATTAACATTATAAACACAAGAATTAGTTGGAATTTGTACAATTGCTTGTAATTGACCATATTGATTTTCATAATCATATTTTATAGCACCATAATAAGACGCTGTATTTAAAGTATACACTCTACTAATATTATTAGTATCAGGCATTAACTGTTTTGAATTGTCAACATTAAATGTAAAAGGAACATTGGTAGCAGTTTGCACTGCTAAAAATTTATTTCTATTATTATTATTAATTCTTTGTGTTGAATTAAAATCTTGTAATCCTGAACTAACATATTTTGCTCCTTGTGGTGCAATAGGTCTCGTAATAGATGGTTGCAATGTTCCAGGAACATTTGTATTTACAACATTATCAAAACTATTATAAAAAGAATGACTATTTAATTGCACAACATAATCTTGATATTCAATGATGTTATAAATAATATCAAGAAGTGTTTGAAAAGATTGTAAAAAAACCATTTGTGCAGAAGCAAGTACTTGAACTATTGTTAATATGGTTCCTATAACAGTCAAACCAGCACCAACCAAACCAGACACAGCACCATTTGCGATTGCAGCACCTTGTCCTGTAACAATACCTGATGCTACGTTTGCAGTACCTCCTGTTGCATTAAATGAAACTGAGCCATCAAAATTTGAAACGGGTAAATGTAAAGTTCTTTGTTCAGAACCAACAGTGTAAGGAGCAGCCCAAGTTGTTTGCCAAGCTCTTGTTTCTCCAGTTGAAGTTGATGAAAATTCTTGTGCACCAAATAATGTAAGTAATGCCAGACCTGTTGCAACTAAAGTAGCAGCTGTAAATATATCTTCATGAATAAACTTAAATCTTGGATGCTTGTAAGGTACAATACCATAAATTTCAGCAGTACCAAGTTCTTCAGTATATAATTTTACATATCCACCACTACCAACATATGGTCTTACCAAATTGTTTTCTGGTGCATGAAATGAAAATATATTTTCTTGTACATCTAAATTATTAGGAGTAGCTTCTAAAAATGGATCTGTTGTTGTTACATCATTGTATGGATAATTTTCAAACAATCCTTTTTGAGTTACAGTATTTTGCATATCATACTGTATCATGTTGTTAAACATACCTTTTGCAAGAATACTTCTGTTTCCTTCGCGTGATCCACGAAGAATTTCATATCCTATAATATCTTCAACCGGTACACCATCATTGTCAACTGGTTGTCTTATGTTAGTAAACTCCATACCAAGAATAATTATTCTTGTACCTGTTGTGTCATGTATATGAATAGTTTCATTAGAAGGCATCTTGTGATGTCTAATAGGTTGATTACATAAATCACCCCATATTTCAGGATGATTATTAGGATACAACTCAGATGATTCCCAATATGCCATATTTCCACGAGCAACAATTACACCACCATCAGGTCTGTTTTCAGATGGAGTGCTTGTAATAGACGATGTGTCATAAACTTGCCATGTGCTTCTACGAGTATTAATAAGTAAATCTGGATTTGATATTGGTAATAAAACAAGATCGCTTGCTGTCGCCTGTCTTCCAGGAATATGGAATGACGCAGAACGAGCACCAGTTTTATACACCCATCTAATAAAGAATGAGTATACCTCATCTCTATAATATCCTACTTCATGACCACCATCCCAGTAATAACTTGCAGGATATTCAACTGCAACCCAGTTTGCTTGTATAAGATTTGCTAATGGTTGATAGTTAATAAATGCTTGTGATGTAACACCTGATCTTAATAAGTATCCGCTAATGTTAAACATTTTTTCACTCTTCTCGTATATTACTTTTCTCAAAGGAATAAGAGATAGTTCAACTGTAATTAAAGAAGCATTATATAAATCTAAATGTACTTTTCTTTGAGTTGTAGAATAGTAACCAATTTTTTTAGCAACAGATTGTTGATTAATAGTTGCAATAACTACTAATTCATATTCATCAAAATTTGGATCTAAGTTATCTATAATTATATCAATTGATCCACCAATTCCAGTATGATCCCATAATGATTGTGCATTACTTGGCATACTGTAATCGGTAAGTTTAATACCGTTCTCAGAATATGCAATAACCGCTTGATAAGAACCATTATTTAATTGTCCAGAACCTGCTGATTTATTTACAGTAACACATGGTTGTTGTATTAATGGATGCAATCTTAATGCATCACAATCTAATTGTGAAGTACAACATTCAGCACCACATGCATCTGGATCTGGTATAAGTTCATTAAATTGAAAACATATATCTCCAGGTTCTGAAACATCATATCCTTCTGCAATATTAGTTACATCAAGACTTCCTTCTAATGCACATATAGTAACACTTTGTCCATAATTCAAACTTGGTACTTCAACTAAAAGATCATTTTCATCTATATAAAAAATACCAGTTGATATAATTGGCATAGGTGGTGTACCAGGTGCTGACGCATCTGGACAACCTAAAGTAGCACTCCAAACAGTATCTCCACAAGGAGCAAAAACTCTTAATATTGCTGTTTCTGTTAATGACGCTTTCATAAAAGTCGCAGTTCCAGCACCAGGACCAACAGGTGGAACACAATATCCACCTGCACCTCTAAATCCTGTATCAATAACATCTACTCCATCAAAAATTACTACAAATCTATCTGGAATACTGATCGCGTCAAATGTCAATGTTACAAGACCATATGTGGGTCCTAATGAAATAGGATATTCAAAATAACCTGGTGGATTAGGAGCTTGCCCACCTTCAACATCTATACCAGTACCGCAAGGATTTGTTGGTAAAGCTTTTGATACAGTATAACTGTTCCATGTCTTATCCACATTAACAAGTTGTGGGTAACATACATATGGAATTTTATCTGAATCCAAATTCATTACTCTATCTGGATTCAAATTATCTTGCCAGTATACCGAATAAGAACAATCATAGTTTTCTTTAGCAGCACCAGTAATTAAATTAAAAGTGCTAAAGTTTAAACATGTATCATTAACAAGAGTTCTATATGAACAATCTGATTCGTCAAATATTCCAATTTCAGAGTTTACATTATCTGTTGAAAAGATAACCCATTCTGTTTTGTATTTATGAATAATGCCAATTACTGTATATGGAAATGTAGAACACTCTAAATTAGATTGTTCATTACCAATTGCTCCTGCTTCCCCATTATGAGCATTGTTAATTGCATTAATAGCATTAAACCAAACGCCATCAGGTACATACACATCGGTAGTATCCTTCTGCATTCCTTTTATAAAACTATTAATCAATTGTGGGTTTCCTGTATTTTTAGTTTCTCCAGCCATGTCTTAGTATATGTAACTTTTAAACATGTTATAATAATTATGATATTGTGCTCTTCTATTCATTTCCCATAAGTCCTTCATTTCTCTAAAGTCAGGAGTGTTGACAAATGATAATGCATTTGCACGTGCAGCACGTAGTTTTTGTTCCATTAATTGTAAATGATTGGAAACATTTTCACCACTCATAAACAAGTTCTCATAAATACGTTGTTTTAATGCGTACTCATAATATTCATTGCAATAAGGATGATCTAATATTAATAAGTTACCATCGTCATCTTCCATTAAAGATTGATAATTAACATAAATAACACCTTCATCAAAATTAACATGTATAAATCCATTTTTTATATACGCATCATATCTACCTTTTACATTCAAATTAAAACAATCAGCAGATACTGATTTAGATCTATGCATTCTTAATGGAATTAAACTTCTACTATCAGTTCTTCTACCATTTGTAACATAATGTACACGAGGAGTACCATCAGCTGCACAATCAAGCAATGCTGGACAAGATCCAGAACCTGTACCCATAGTGCTTATTTTAGCACCCATAATAATTACTTTAACATTAAGTATAGGTGTCATAGTAGTCGACTCAATACTTATATTGTCAGAGTCAATAATATTAATATCAAAATCTAAAGCAGTTCCATCTGGACCAAATGCTTGGACAATAATATTTTGTGTGTGCAATTGATGATTAATAATATTAGAACCTTGTGTAATATCAGTAAAAGTAGTAGACTGATTAACAAATTTGTCTGCTAAAAAGTTTTCTGAAAGAGCTACTCCTTCTAAAATACCTTCAGTGTACGTTTTATTATACGTAGGTATTTCTTCAGTGTAGTGTTCTTCACATACCAATCCAAAATTCATTACATAAAAGTCTTGAGGAAGTTTTCCTTTTCCTTTATGTATTTCAATTGCTTTTGAACGTGATTGATTTATACGTAAACCTAAATCATAATTTACACGTATAGCAACTTTAATAAGTTGTTGAGGTGCAATTAATCCTTCAAGGTCCCATGTGTATAAATCAATTTTTACACTATCTAATAAGTCATCAAAAGTTCTATATTGTGATTCAGTTAATGCCATGATGCAAATTAGTTAATTATGTTTCTATTATCTTGTTGTGGATCTGATGGAATTGACATCATTGCTCCTAAGTCTTTTATAACATTTTGTTCTATCTCTGCATATAAATATTCAGGTATAGCAAAATTTTTGTCTTGAATAAATGTGCAATCATCTGATGTATCACAATTATAACCACTTATGTCTCCTTCAAATACACCTTCAATTCTTACTGCATCCCATTCAAGATTTGGAAAATAGACATGACCATCCATATACCAGTAATATTTTTTTTTGTTATATTTAAAAGTCTTTTGATTAGACATTCTTTCAAATGTATTTGGATACGTAGGTATTACTTCTTCTGATAAATCTAACGAAGTAACAGCTCTAAAGATTGGTCCCCAGTGACCCTCCATCATGTTAGGCAATTTATCTTTTGTACGTTTAAATGTACATCCAGATGTAATACAATGGCATTGTGATTCAGCACGATCAACTTCAATAAGTTCTACATAATTCAAAACCTGAAATACACTATTAAATTTCATTATTCTGTTTTGAATGTCTTGTCTGCGTACAAGCATTTTTGCATGCTTCATCACCATAGAATACAAGAATCTATCAGTAAGAAAAGCGTCTTGCTTTACTGCTTTGATTTGATTACGTACTCTTGATAAAACTTCACCTATTGCTATCATAATTTTATTTATAAATCGAACTCATCATAGTATTTAATAAGTTCTTGTTCTTCATCTTTTTTATCTAATTTGTAAGAGTCTGATTTATAGATATTTGAGATCTTTACTTTAGGATCTACTTGTAAATACTTTTTCCAATTTTCAGGATATGTAGCACTTACAGTTCTACTAAATTCTCTTGTTGCATTAAATGCCCATAATTCATGATTCTTAAATCTATACTTACTTCCAAAAGTTGTAAAAAATATTTTTGCAAGATACTGATCACTTTCATAGTTTCTATGCTGAACAGTTTGTAAATACTCTTCACTTGCTTTAAAATCAATATTTTTTCTTTTTGGCGGTGGACAAGTTCCAACAAACAAATGTCCGATTTGTTCGGGCAGTTCAACGCCATCGCGTTTGTCAATTACAGAGTTCCACATGTTTTTATTAAACGTGCTCACTATAGATTTTATTTGTTGACTTGTTAAGTTAACAGATGATGGAACTTTTTCTTTCAACATCTTTATAAAATCTATATTCAATGTACCATCTGTCATTTTTCTGAATCGTGGTGCATTTAAGTTTGGTTTATTCATGAACTATTTACATTAAGAATTTACTAAAAAATAAGAACATATTAAAGGATTTGTCCAATTATATTACACTGTGTATACAAATTCAGATATTAATCCTTTATCTGCTTCGTGTATATGCATTATTGCAGCTCTTTGATTACCAGTCCATTTATTATGATAGTGATAATAATCAGAAGATGTAAGTGCTGGAATAATACGTGTAACAAATCCTTGTTCTTCATTCTCAGTAATCACTTCTTTAGTCTTTCTACCATGATAATGTCCTGTATATAAAATACGATGAGTAGAGTTACCCCATTCAGTTGGAAACTCAACAGCATAAACTAACGGATTGTTTTTAGAAGATACATCACCATGTTCAACAGCAATCATATTTTTACCATAGATGATTACTTTGCGTTCTGCATATTCTACATTAAATGTAATGTTATAATCATTTCTAAATACTTGAGATGCTGCATGAATCAAATGATAAGAAGATAGTCTGTCATGATTACCAGGAATAAACACAACTTCAAGATTGTCACAAAACTGTTTAAGTCTATTGATACCATTACATACTGCATCAAATGCTTTTAAGTATGCTTTAGTTGCAACTTCTGAATTTTCTACAGGAGTACCTTTTGTTGTAGTTCCATCAAAAGTATCCATGTTAAGAGTATCTGGTCCAATTATAAATACAATTTTATCTAAATAATAATTTTTATATGCTTTACCAACAAGATATAATAATGCAGTATCCATCGTTTCTCCCATGTTTTCATTTCCAGGTTTACCAAAATGCAGATCCTGTAATGAAATAACCCCACACACTTTCTCAGATGAGACTGAGTTTAAATGTATAGGGTTTATATTTGTGTAAGCAGGTAACTTATAAGTTACAAGTTGTTGTAAAAATGATTCTTGTATTATCTGAGCTTCCGGAAGTTTTGTTATTAATGCTGATATTAACCATTTATTGTTTTGTTCTTTATTCCAAAACTGAGATAGTTTCCACTTTGTGGTATCTATTCCTAATAGTTTTATAATTTCTGCAGGTGTTTTTGGTTCTGTTGAACATACTCCTGTAATTTTACGAGTACCTGCATCTTCATTATGATGCACTTCTGTTACTTTTGAAACTTCATTTTTTGATTTTATAATTTTGTTTTCAATTTTAGCAAACAACTCATCGTTGATATCTGTATAATCTTCAAGATTATAAATTGTATTAGTGACTTCTTTCTTAATTGTTTTGTAATCTGATAAAGATAATCCTAATCTGACTGCTTCTTCTTGATTAGATTTTTTTCTTTTTAATCCTTGGTAAACCATTTTTGAGATAAGATTCATAGTATTAAGTATTTAGAGTTGTACAAATGTAATAATTTTTTGTTAAAAAACAACCCTCCCATATTTCTACAAGAGGGTGTCTTTTAATGTTTAGAAAACCAACAAACTAAACATTTATATTAAGGCATTACTAATATTGCATTAATTGTACCAGCACCATTAGAAACAGGTGTAATTACAACAGTTGTATTAAACACTGGTGTACCATTAGCATCTAAAACATAGTACAATGCTTTATTACTTATATTATAGCTTGTCCAGTTTGCACCAATAAATATAAGATTATTTTTTACAAGAATTCTTGATACTCTTGAACATCCAATTGGATATGTTGGTACATATAAATTAAATGCAGGATCAATTGCTGCTGTTGTAGAATTAATTCTTAATAACCCATGAACAGGTGTACCATTATATACACTTATAGTCCCACCAATTATTAAATTAGAACCTTGCACTTGAACATCTTTAATATATGCAACCGTACATGAACCATTAAATAAAATTAAACCAGGGTTAAATGTTGTATCAATTGCACCACTTGGTGATAATTTTGCAATACAATATCTTGTTACACCTTGATATGCATTAAAACTTCCAGCAATGAATATATTATTAGCAGAATCAAGTGTAACTTTATAAAGATTAACTTGTGGAGTTGTGTTTGTTATACTTGCACCAGTAATAAAAGATGTGTCTATGACTCCTGTTGGTAAAAATCTACAAACATATTTACATGTTGTATTTCCATACATGCTGTCAAACGCCCCTGCTACTAATATTTTACCATCACTTTGAACAGCAAATGAATTTACTGATGCAAATCCTGCAGTTCTTACAGCACCGACAGAATTTGTAGCAAATGTAGTATCAATATTACCATCAACACCTCTTAATACAACAAAGTTTGGAGTACAATTAATTCCTTTATATTTGGTAAAAGTTCCTCCAACATATATTCTATCTGTAGCAGGATCATAAACAACTCCATAAATAACAGCTTGTCCTCCACCTAAAGGTGCTGAAAATCCAGAACCAAAGAAAGAAGGGACTGGTTCAAAATCACAACCTATTAACACTGCACCAGCAAATCCACCAACGGTAGAAAAAGATGGACCTGATACAGTAGATATTTGTCCTGCATAAATATATCCTGCAGGTATAAGTACAATTTCTTGAATAGAAGCAAAAGTACCAAAATTTAAGTTACCACCATATTGAGTATCATCTCCACTTAAAGCAACTGTTGCACCAACAGGACTTGTAATACTTCCACCTCCAATCATTGGATGTGCAGGTTCTGTACTACAAAATCCACATGCAGCTGTAGTTATAGGTCCCCAAGAAACAGGACTACTTGTCAAACCGTTTGAACATTGTGTGACAATAGTTCCTGTGTATGTTGCGTCACAAGAATACGGCAGTGTTATTGGAGATGTTACTCCAGATAAAAGTACAGGAGTACCTCCATCAATTGAGTAACTTACTTGATAACTTGCTGCACCAGAAACACCAGTAAAAGATATAACAATATTTGAACTTGTGTCAGTTGCTACTACAGCAGTAGGCGGAAAACAATTTGGTACTGCACACACTTCTGTTTGCAAAAGTGGAGGACACGGTGTACCATTTCCAGAAGGAGGTGTCGCAACAGTACAAGTTCTTGTACGAGTTCCACCTACACATGCTGACCAAGGTCCACAATTAAGTACACAATTTACATTAGGCGGTTGTACACAACTTCCACCAAGTACTGCAGAAACAAAAAAGTTTCCTGGATTTGCAGGATTTGCAACCCAATTACCATGAGGATAAAGATTAGTTGATGCTAATGTACCAATTATAACACCATCAACACGAGCAGTCCATTCATTAGTAGGAGCAGGATAATAGTATATGCTTACATTATGAGAAGCACTTCCATCTGATACTGAATAAAGATATACTGGATGATCAGCTGTATCAAAAGGTGTATTGTACGGAGCAATAGAATTATAAAAATTATAAATTTGACCACCAATTGTTAATTGTAAATGAAAACATATTAAATATGTAGGACATGTATTAAGAGTAGATTGTATAAGATCTAAATATATTCCATCTTGAGGACAATTCCATAACTGAGTAGTTGTATTTGATACAGGATAATAGTTATCATCATTGTCTAATGTACAGTCAAGCGTACGAGGTATACCTACTGTATCTGAAATATGCCATTTGTCATCACCATCACTCCACCAAACTGATTGATCAATTCCACATACTTCAAATGAGTAATACGGTTTGTCATCATGTATACCAGTAGGAGGAACAGTAATTTGTGTTCCATTAGGTTCTGTTTCACATATGGCACTACCAAAAGTAAAACACATACTACTAACATTACATGGTCTATATTCAATTAATGGTGGGCAAGCAGCTCCTCCATCTTGAGCAGGAGTAATAATACTTCTTGTACGACTTTGTCTGCCACATACTGGTAATTCGTCTTCATAATAACATTTACATTCACTCCAATTACTCCATGGTCCTACAACACAATTTACTGGATTTTTTTCACAACAATCACAACCGGGTAAAATATTATTAAAAATAGCTAATACTTCTAAAAAAGTCATTCCAGATTCAATACCTAAACAAGTAATATCTGGACCTGTATATATTACACAAGCAGCATTATATTCATCACCACATAATCCAGATAAATCTGGAAGTGGTAATGGTGTTATAGTACCAGGACATGGTGGACAATCGTCACAGTTATTATTTGGATACATATTTGTATTTTTTAATATTATTATGGTTGTTGAGAATCACACCATTTTGTATAAACTTCTGATGTTATCACCCATACTTCATTACTTCCAATAGGACAAACAATTAAAATACCAGCTGTTATAATATCGGTAATAAATTTACAGGTTGTATCTGGATCATCATATCTTTCGTCTAAATAAGTTTTTAAAAAACAAATATTATCAGGATCGTCGATAGCACCGTATTCAACAACACCTACTTGCATTAATCTACGATAACAATCAAATGGTGCATTAATTTCAAATGTTTTAAAACAATTATCAAATTCATTACAACATCTTTCAATAGATGACCAACACATTGCACCTTCTAATCGCAGTATTGTTTTGTATGCACCCATAAAGTTATAACAACATGGTGCACTTCCGGGATTACCAACCCATCCTTTAGCTTCTGCCAATTGTACAAAAGTATTTACTTCTCCAAAAAAATAAATGTTTCCACAAGGATCATCTATTGCATCACAACTTGGACAACAATATTCAGGAGTTGGGTAATTTCCAAATGTCCCAGGACCATTGTTAACTGTAGTTGTAGCAGTGCTATTCATAAATGCGGCAAGGTCTAACACTCCACCTGATGCATCGTATGCTTCAAACAAATCATCAATATATTTTTTAAAAGGACTTAAACAAGGCATAATTATATAATTTTATAGTTATTTTATTAATTTATTTTTATGAGAGTAAACCTCTAAATCGACATCCACGAATACATTCTACTTTTAAAGTTGAATCAAGCACAAGACCTTCACTTAAACTTGCTTGATCATCCCAATTAATTGTAGTTAAATATAAGTCTAATGAAGGATTTAATAATGATGAATGGAATGTTCCTGTACCAACATTTGTAGTAGTATTAAATCCACTCCAAACTTCCCATCTACTATTTGCAGCACTCCAAAATACATAATATTTTCCTACAACTCCACCTTCATTATAGTTAATTACATAAAATGGTTGACCATTTACTAAAGCTGGTTCTGGTAAAATATTTGAATATTGATATATATTAATTGTACCTTCTCTACTTCTTCGAGTTTGTAAACATAAGTATAAATTAGAACCAAAATAATTTTCTAAAAATGCGTAATAAGCATCAGCATGTGACATTAATATGTCATCATTAATACATCTTATTAAAAGTCCTTTTGCTTCTTCAGGTTTTTTTGGATCACCCATAATTATCATAAACATGTCTTGCATTTCAACTTGTGTAAGTCCTGTTGATAATAAAAATTCATATATAAATTTTAATCCACTATGACCACCAATAGTATTAATTTCTACTATTCCAAAATTTTCAACATAATATCGTATAAAATTTTGACCAGGTGAACTATCTCCTAATAATAAAGACAACTGATTTACATAAAACATAAAATCAGATGTTGATCCACATTGTGTGTAAGCATCACCATAAGATGTCGGAATGTGTTGTAAATCTGGAAATTCGGAACCATAAGTTTCTAAAAATTTTACTATTTCTTGTGAATTTACAAATATAGAAAGACAACATAAATCGCCTACATCATTTTCGTTTTCTATAAAGAATTTATAAAAATTATAAAAGCTTTTAAAATCTGAATAATTACTCAAAGAGTATGGACCATCGCAATCTGGACAACATAAATTAAACTTTGTTAATATGAGTCCATTGCTTATTGCACTATCAAATGAGGTTATATCTCCTGCCATTTTTTTTAATTTTTATTTTTTATTAGTGTAACCTGCTGTTAAAGCAGCATAGTTTAAGAAATATGTAATTGGATTTTCACAACAACTTGTACATAATACTTCTGGTACAATTGTAACGCTTGATTCTAATTCTTCTGATTGATCAGATCTTACAAATGCAACATTCTCATAAGAACCTGAACAATTAACTTTAACAACCATTGTTAGTACTGATACTTGGTACGGAGCCATTGTTCCAATTAACCAAAATTGAGAACCTGTATATGTACCATCAGTTACAGTATAACTTATTAGTTCAAACCCGTCTTGTAATACATCTTCAACAATAACGTTTGTTGCTGTAGAATTACCTGCATTACTTACAACAATTGTAAATGTAATTTGAGATTCTACAAGCGGTGTTAAATCACTTGCTGTTTTCTCAATTGTTATAACACCACCACTTAAACAACAGTCACAAATTCTTGCAGCTAATGTTTGTATAATAGTGTTTAAATTTTGATTAGTAGTAATACCAACACATGAAATATTTGGACCAGTGTATATCACACAATTTCCGTCATATATTTCAACACAATCTTCTCCATCACATTGAGGAGGAGTTGGTGGAACCGGTGGAGGAGTTGGAGGACAACATTGATTACAATTACATGCTGAATTGCAATTAGGATCTGTACATGCCATTTTATATATTTTTAATTTTATTAATTACAACTACCATATTTTGAATCAAATTCTACAGACGGTTCTGAAATAAATACACCACAGAACAAACTTTTAGTCCATGTTCCACAAGTTCCATCAACACAATTTGTTAATTTACTTGAAATATATGTTTCTTCATTTGATAAAGATTCCCTTGGTAATATTTCAAATGTAACATCTTCATAAACAGGTTCTACAAATTCACATGAAATAATTTTAAATCTTGCAATAATTGTTAAAGGGTTAGCTGTGTTATTAGGAACAACAATTCTTGTATCTTTTGTTAATAGATCAAAACTTATTGTTGTTTCAACTGGTGTATATGTATTTTCAACTCCTTCAGTAGTTGTACATAAAGATGTTGCTAAGTTTCTATTTTGAATTTTTGGGTTTACAGTATACAATACCAAAGGATTTCTTAATACACCTTTTAACATAGATGGTTGTGATTTTCCACATTTATATATTGAACTAACATGAACTATATATTCAACATCAACTTTTATGTTTTCACTTGCAATAGTTAATGTATTTGTTTGATCATCTATTTGTGATTTAGTTTGAGTAAATAATGGTTTTTCAAATTTTGTATCTGACACATTATATACCTCAATAACATATGAAGTAGGAGCTTGTACATCTATTACAGACGTTTTTTCCCAATATATTGTAGCAGTATATTCATTTACAGTTCCTAATTCTAAGTTTTCAGGTGATAACAAAATACAAGGAACATCAAATGTAGCATTTGCAATTTGAATTATCTTGCTTCTCATATCTCCAATTGTTAACCACAAATTAGTAAGTGAAGCTCCAACATTATTTACAGAAACTGACCATGTAGGTATTGCTTTCATTTGCAATGAGCTATTCATCAATTGAGGCAAATTAGGCAAGTTTGAAATTTGAGAGTTTATACCACGATATAATAAAGCAGAAGTTCCAATAACAGAAGTTAAGTTGCAATAGTTTCTTTCAAATACTGTAAATGCATCTTGAATTAATATTTGTTGTCCTGGTGTGCCACTTGAAGCACATTGTGATACTATATAAATATCATTAGTAGAAGCTTTTGACGATTTAGCAAATTCATTTTCTAAATCCTTTATTGCTTTTTCAGCATTAAATATTCTACCTTGAGTTGTGTTTATTACAAGTATAGTTTCTGCCAATTTAGTTGCAGCAACTCTAATATATTTTGATTGTTCTAATACTTTTATATAATCACCATTTTCATCAAAATAAGCAATACCGTCTGGTAATTCTATTATTGGCTCACTTGATGAAGACTGTCCTACAACTCTTGCTCCAGATAATAATGTAGAACGTGTTCCTATAGGATCAATACCACAAGAATAATTTATTATTAATTGAATTAATTCTTCAAGATTTGTTGGTTCATCTCCACGTGGAGCATCCGGTGGAAGTAAACATGCAAAGTCGATATTATTAATATCAAAAATATTTTCTGACAACTCACATAAGTAAGTTGCAAGTTTAAATACAACTTCATCTATAGCATCACCAGCACATAAATCTATACAAGGAATATCTGGTCCTTGCCATATCACACATGCTGTAGATATTTTTGGACAGTTTTCTCTATTTGAACCTGGATTATTTACTGGTACTCCCATGTTTATAGTGTGTTTATTTTTTCTTTAATTGTTGATAATGAACAACCATTACTCATTATACATAAACAAGCTTCCATTTCAGTTGCTCGAATTAACAAGTTGCGCAAATCGTCAGCAAAATCAGCATCAATAAGAGCACTACAGTTTTTCAAACCATATCTCTTTTGCTTATATTTTGCATACACAGCTTGTGCAAATACTTCATTTATTCGTACTAATTCTGATGATGTACAACTATGTTCAGATAAATTCATTATTTATTTTTATTCAGTGTGTGATTATTTTTTAATGCTGCAAGTTGTTGTTCATACTGTGTTAAACAATTTGAACATACTTGTACACCATTAGTAGCTGTTCTATTTTGACATCCACAGCTTAAAGGAGTTTTACAGTTATTACATTGTGCCATTGGTTTTGGTATTTAAAGTTAATGATTACATGTTATACAACATCCGGTAAGATATTTTGCAAGCAATCTTTCTGCATACTCATACATTTCTACAGCTTGAACTGGTGCATGACAATATTCTGCTTTTGCTTTTGCAGCATCAGCGTACATTTTAATATATCTTAAATCATGCATTTTTTGGTGTTGTTCTGCAGTAGGTTCACATGCTTGAAGTTGCACTTTACAAATTTCTCTGTAATATGTATTTACTAAATGTGTTGTTCTTAAATGATAGTATTGTACAAAAACTAAATCATTAGGAGATACACTATATCTAATTGTATATAATCCATCAGGAAGAATTCCTGGATCTGTATTTGGTGCAGTAATTCCTAAATCTGATGTTGATAAATTTAACACAAAATTTGGAGCAAGACCATCGTCTTCTGTATAATAAATTGGTAAAGAAAAACCAGGTAAGTATATATCAAGTCTTGGACAATCAATTGCCAATCCTTCTCCATACACAGACGCGTCTAATATTCTAATTATATTTTCACAAGCTGTTTCTGGAATATCCAAACAAAGGTGATGTTTAATTGCCATAACTGATTTATATTTATATCATTACTACAATATGAATTTACAAAAAATAATTAAATAAAACAAAAAAGAGGAAGCAAATTAATACTTCCTCTGATTTGTTTATATGCTTTATGCCTACGGTAATAATGTGAAAGTACAATCGTAGTTATTAGCAGTTTGTAACCATTTAGTTATACCTTGCTCAAGAGCAGTTAAACGACCTACAGATTGAGGCACAAATATTCTGATTAAGTATTGATCATTATCCATTGTTCCAGAAGGATTGCTCTTACGTGGAACGCTGTGTAACAAGTTATAAATAAGATATTTATTTGCACGTGTTACTTCACCAAATGGATTATAATCAAGAACTTCTCTCAAACGAGGATCTTGTTGCCATGGTTCTTGTTGGTATCTCTTAGCTAAGATTAACTCTCTAAGAACAGTTTCACCAAAACCTCTACCTTGAATAGCTTGCTGAACCTCAGCAGGATTAAAGCATTGAGCTAAACATTGATTTCCTAATGGATCTAATGCAGTAACAGAAGCAAAGATTTCAATTGGTTGATATTCTACGTGATCTCTTGGAGAAAAAGAACAGTCACCAAACACAGTGTCTACATAAGCACCTACAATTTCAAAGAATGATTCTACAGTGTCAGGAGCTGTAGCACCAGTTAATGGTACATAAGTTGTAGAGTTGATTGCATCATAAATTTTAGTAACAGTACCAGCAGTAGTTGTTATTGTACCCAAGTTTGTTGTACTTGGAGTTTGAAGAACACTTGCTGCAACAAGTTGTACTGTACCAGCACCTGTAGCAGGAACATGAGCAGTAGAAACATATGCAGTTAAAGGAGATACAGAAGTAATAGTAGTAGAAGCAACAGTTTGTGCAATGTTTACTAAGAAAGTAGAACCTGTACCACCACCAAGAGTAACTAAAGATACAATAGTTGTACCAGCAGCAACACCAGTTCCAGTAAGAACTTGTCCTACACTAAATCCTGTAGCAGCAGCAGTACCTACAGTAAACAAGTTACCGTTAATAGTACAACCTGTAGCAGATGAAGCAGTAGTTGGAGTAAAAATTACTCTATCACCAGCAGCAATACCTGTTCTTTCTGTAACAGTAATAATACCTGCAGTACCTGCAGCAGTAGAAGTAGCAGCAACACCAGAATTTAACACTCTGTTCCATACAGTACCTTGTACAAAATCTTTAACAGTTGGGTATAAAGCCAATCTGTCTGCCCATCCTAACAATACAATGTTTGGATCCACATTATTTTTAGTAGCATCACAACATCCTGTGTAAGCATCTAATGTGAAATAAGCATTGTGAGTTAAGAAACGTAATGCAGGAGAACCTTTAAGATCTAATCTCAATCTGTAAGTAGTGTCACAAGTAACATTACATCCAGCAGTAGCAGGAATTTGGAAAACATCTTGCACAGGATTGTTTGGTTCAGATACAGTAAATGCACTGATGTACTTAGGGTTAATCCCTTTAGATTTTACAGACTCTTTGTAACCTCCGTGAAAAGGTCCAAGTTTGTCTACAGTGTGAAAACTACCTTGTGCTAAATACGCTTGTGAAACCACAGCATAGTCAGGAGAAGCAGTTGACAATGCAACAGACAAATTAGTCGTTGCATTAATAAGGGCAAGTTGACCTGCTGTTAAAGCAGAACTTGCAGTACCAGCTGCACTAACTAAAGAGTTAGCTACTAAAGCCTTCTGGTAGGCATGAGGAAAATAAGACATAATAAAAATATTTAAAGTTAATAAAAATTTATTTTAAGAATAGCAGTTTATATTTAATACTATTCATTGTACTTTTGATAATATCAAGGTCGTTTACAATTTCACTGTATGGCATAACTGCCTGTAATGAACAAACTTGTTGACATAATTCTCTCATATAAGATAATGCTTCTTCTACAGAATTCAAAATTCTTGGAGCAGAATCTTCATAATTTAATAATTTTTCTGCAGCACCTTGGAATCCTTCTGCTAAAGTATCAGCATGTCCTGGTAATGCATCGTATAATTCATTCAATGCTTTGTGAGCAGAATGTGAACCTAATCCTGTAACTTTTAAATGCAACTTATGAAAACTTGTTGCTGCATTCATTAGTTCACCTACTAACATAGACGTTTGTCCTTCAAGAGATGAGCCAGTATTACCTGGTCTTTTTAATTTATAATTTGGTGCAAAGTCCATGTTTTTTAATTATTTAATGTTGCGTTTTGTTTACCTCTTTGGTATTGATTCATTGACTCAATGTCTCCAGCAAGAATAGATGCTGCTTCATCAATAATTAATTCAACAATGTCATCTTTAAATTCACACAATATGTCACTTGTATAAATTGAACCATCATTTGGATTCATACATCCTGTAAATCCAATGTCAAGAGGTTTTCTATAATAATACAATACTGGTTTACTCAATTTGAATTCGCCATTTGTATATATTTTAATCCTATTGTCTTGTATTGTACAAAAAGTTTCACCCCACTCAGCACTTGGTTGTCTAAAATTATCACCTAATAAATTATCAACGTCTCCAACTTGTGCAAGATATGTAATCATAGGTCTTGGATCAGGACAACAATCTGATAAACAGTTTACTGACAATCTTTTAAAATATAAATAGTCACTCGGTAACGGATCTGTTTCATAAAATATTGGATATTCTGTTGAATTCCAAGTTATTCCAGTGTCAACCAACATACGCTGAACATCATCAATATTCATCTTTGTAGATTCATCACCTTCTTTCCCTTGATTATGTCCATGAACTTGTCTACGAAACCATTCAATCTGTGCTTTATTAAATGCTTCAGCAACTTGCCAACACTCAATGTTATCATAATCAAATGATGACAGTTTGTTTAGCCTTTGCTTAAGTTTTATTTGTAATAAACTATTTGTCATGTCTTAACATTTCCATTTTTTTAAAGCTAATGCTTTTCTTGTTGGATCACCGTTAGGTTTTTTCATAGGTCCTTTTACACCAGACATTCTTGCGCAAAAAGAATCTTTTCTTGCACCACCTCCTGGTTGAGGTGCTTTCAGATTAGAACCAGGATTAGCTTTATTATAAGAATCTCTTCCTTTTTGATTTAATCCACCAGAAGGTGACTTACCTTCTTTTCTTTGCCATGCAGGAGTCTTTGCCATCGTGATTACTTTTTAGATGTTTTTTTAGCACCTGCAATTCTATCAGCAAAAGTTATCTTGTTCTTAGGAGCTGCCAAAGAAGCAAACTTTTTCTGTGCAGGTGTTTTAGGTGTTTTACCAGTTGCCATTTTATTTACCTTTAGATTTTATTTTTTTCTCTTGTTTCAACATTTCTGCTGTAGGTTTCTTTCCAGAACCTTTGTTTGCTCTAATATTATCCCAAAGACCTCTTTGAGAAGTAGAACCATCTGCGCGTTTAATCATTTGCTTTGCCATCGTATTAACATTTTTTACCACCTTTCATACCACCATATTTCATAGATGATATAATTGGTTTTGTTTGTTGTTTATTTACAGGTTTTTTTGCTTCTGCAGCATCTTTTGCTAATTGTTTTTTATTGAATGCCATATCTATATATTTTAAATTACACGTTCCAATATTGTTCTGTTGTCAATGTAAGTTCTGATAAAATCTCATCATTCAATGGATTCTTCAAGAACATTACAACATCAGAAGGATTCTTTCCTAACATACTTCCAGATTTTAAATGGTAAATATAACCATCTCCTCTTGTTGAAATTAATTTGTAAAAGTTTGCGTCTTTTACAATTGCTCTTAATTTCAATGTTTCCATATCTAAGGCAGCAATCTCTATAAACTTACCAGCTGTTTTACGTTTATCTTTATCAACAGTGTCACCATTAATATAGCTATCCATGTTCTCATACATCACATCAAGTGGTGTAGATTTTTTGTATTGTGTTGAATTTGCATCAATCACTTTGCACACATAAAACAACTTGTTAGCATTTTTGTCAAATAATTTTTGTAATTCTGATAATGCTTTATTTCTAAGTTTTTTAACTTCAGTTCTAATAGAAGCTGTTTCTTCATACTTGTCTAAGTAAAACTTATATGGTACTGATGCATTTCTTGCTACTTCTAATGATTTTGCAACAATAGAAAAACCACCAGCTTCAATTGCACGTAACTTGATTAAATCATATGGATCACCTACTGGATCTAAATAAACCGGTTCATTACCAAATCTCATTGTAATTTTACTCCAAAACTCATCATTGTCAGGTCTAAGTAATTTTACTTTGCTCCAAAACTGATCATCATTAACATCTAATACATTTGCTGCCAATTCTCTTTCTAATTGTGCAACAGTTATTCTAATGTCTTTGATTGCTGCTTCTGCATCATCCGGATTCATCAATTTAATTTCAGGAGCAAATTCATTTAATCCTGAAACATATCTTCTGATACCATTGTATTCAAGACACGCTAATGATTCTTCATGAAACACTCCTTCAAATAGTGCCATCTGATACTTTTCTAATCCCATGTTTGCCATCTCGTTGTCAACGTATGGTCTAATTGTCAATGAACTGTTTCTTTTTAACGACTGATGTTTGTCGATTACCGTTACTTCCATGTTTGTTTAATTAAGTTGGTTGTATTCTTCTTTTCTCTGTTTTTTTGTAACTCTTAGTTTAAAGCTCCTAAACCACGTCAAGGTTGTTACATCTTAGGAGGAGTACCTACATTTCTGCAGGTACGGAAGTAGACCATGTCAACTTCGGGGAGAGAGGGTATCTCTTTTTTTGCTTACGCAAATTTAGCATTTTTTATACTTGTTTGGTGTAGCACCTGCAAGTTTTTGAGTTTTAGGACCAGACTGAGGTGAAGTAGGTTTCTTAACTACAATCTTATTACTCATGGCTGCTGTATTCTTTCCTTTCATGATTTCTTGTTTTTTTGTTTTAATCTAATAAATTTGTAAAAAAACCTTTTTCTGTAAGATCTTCAGGATTTCTTTTTGCTCTTTCTTCTGCTTTTGCAATTTCTGCATTAGTGAATAGAATACATCTTTCGTTTCCTCCATCTGCATCTTCTACTTGAACAGCAATATAACTTTCAGCAGAACCAAATGTTCTATTTGTATTATCTACAGATATCAGTCTTCCTTTAACAACTTTTGTACTCATAATTTTTTTATCAATTGTACTTACCTGGGGACACTATATCCCCAGGAGTACAAAATTAATATTAGAATGATCCACCAGTAATTGGGTTTCTCATAACAATTTTTAATACTTTGGTTGGATCTTTAACCCAGATACTTGGCATAGTTTGAGTCATAAATACTCTATAACCATTAAAGTTTCCAGAAGATGCAAATCCTTGAGATCTACCCATATAGTCCATAGTACCATTTTGGTAGAACCACTTCATCTCGCTATCCCATTTAAGTTTTAACAAGAAGATGTTATCATTTGTATTATCAGTAATATCAAATACAATGAAGTTGTAAGATGATAATGGATACCCATCAATGATAGGATTCTCAATATCATTAGTGTGAACATTATCAAACGCAGGATTCAATACAAACTTAACATTTGCCAAGAAAGGAATTGTGTAGCTTGTAAAAGCAAATCCAAAGTTTAAATCCATTGCATTAGTACCTGAAATAGCACCAACACCAGACTTGTCCATGTTAGCAATTAATCCTGTACTACCACCGATAGTTCCAGAAAATGCTTCTTTTTTGATAGACTCGTTAACCATTCTCATACCAGCCATACCAGTTTGAACAATGATTTGACGATTTGGATCTGGTCCTTTGAATTCAACTTTACCATTGTAGAAGTTAAAGATCTCAGAACGGAACAACTCTAAGTTGAATGTGTTCTTGTTATAGATTCTCTTGAATGAGTTATCTAATTGAGACCAAAGTCCTACTGATAAACGAATATCATCTGGACCATCTTGTTTAATTCTACCACCTTGTCCCCACATTAAGTAAGTTTCGATGTCATTTGCAACTTTTGATAAGTGAGCTGCTTCTAAGTTAGTAACGAATGAACGAGTCAAATTACCATTATCATATGATTTTTTGATCCAATCTTTACCCATTGTTTTTACCATATCATCAATCTTAGTGATAGATGGATCAAGGTTTTTATCAAATGATCTCCAGATTTCAGTTACAGGAACTGTACCGTCAGCATTTAATCCACCTTTCATCATCATGTCAGCACGAGATGAGATAGAATAGTGTACGTGAGCTTCAGCACCTCCTACGAAGTTGTAATACTCACGGAAACCATTTTGCAATTCTCCGATATCAGAGAATCTTTCACCATACTCACCTCTTGCAGAACCTTTTCTGAAGAATTTAGTACCTGGCTTAAGAAACTTTTTATCTAAAGTAGCAGTGTTACTGTTGTTTACTAATTGTACTGTATAGATGAAACCATCTCCTGTTGGAAGAATGTCCTCTGAAGGTACAATGTAAAGTTCAAGACCTTTATATTTATCGTAAGTGATGATATCACCTGATCCAAATACACGTCTGTTAATTTTAATTTTGAACAAAACTCCGTCAGCTCCTAAAGCAGTCTGAGTAGGTTCAACGTCTTCAACAATGTACGGAAGATCTTGTACGATTGGCGTTTGCCATTTGTACTCTCCACGAGCATTATCTACCATTATGGTGTTTTTACCACCAAAAGATGCCATCTGATAAAGAGGCATTTCTACCTTTTGCGTCATTGCCCAAAGATCTACAGGACCTAAATCCATAGGTTCTGAAGTTTTAAGCATGTTCTGCAAATGGTAAGAGTCTACATGCGAACTTACCTTGTAAGTTGTGTCACGCAAGAAGAGACCATTGTTTAAAACAGGTGTTGCCATTGTAATTAAAGTAATTTAAGGTTAATATTATTTATTGTTAATTATCGTCTACTAAATATGTTTTGAGGTTTACTCAATCTTTTCGAAGGTGTTCTTTCGTCAACTTCGTCTTCTTTAACATAAGAAGACAATTTACGTGCTTCTTCTGTTTTTAACTTTTTAACTGTATCTTGAACAACTTCATTCTTTGCTTGTTTTCTAATGTTTTCTTTATAATCATCTGGATCAGAAAGTAACCATAATGTTTCAGCAATTAAGTCATATCTTGGTTTTTGACCAAATTGATAATCTTCTAATAGTTTACCAAGCAAGTTGGTTGGTCTACCAGTAAGACTTTCATATTTAACTGTTGTAAGTTCATCCCACAACATCTTTTGTCTTTTACTGTCTATTTTAACGCCATTCAACTCAGAAGGTTTTAAAGTTTCATATATGTTTTGCATATATGCTTCTTTCTTTTGTTGTTGTTGTTGTTTAAATTGTTCTTGTTGCGCAAGTTTTGCTTGTACAACTTCTTCTTGCATGTCGTTCAATTTAGGTTGAAATTGGATTGCTTTCTTTTGCAAATTACCATTGTCAAACCATTCTTGAATTTGTTCTTCAATTAGTTCTTGATCTCCACCTCCAAATCCAGATGCCTGTAGATATTGTCTAACAATCATTTCCTGGTGTTCTGGTTGACGTGCGTCAAGTGTTCTAACTTCTTCAACTTGTGCAAGTGCTCTAAATAAACCTTTTAAATCTTGTCCACCTTTAGCAACATACTCTGCAGCATATTGTAATTCTTCAGGTAAACTTTCAAAGAACTCTTTTGGTGTAGCAGCAGCAACTTCATTTTTCATGTTGTCAACATTTGCTTTCCATAAATCTTCAACATCTTTCTCAGAAAGACCTCCAAGATAATCATCTAATGATTGCTTTGTATCATCATAATCATCAAAGGCAAACATTTCATTACCTTCAATTCTTTTTTTCAAGAAATCAACTAATCCACTTTTATCAGTTTTCTTTCTTCCTGGTTTTGATTTAGTGTCTTCAACATCAACATCATCATCACCATTTTCTAATGCAGTATCTAATTCTGCAATTGCCTCACTTGTTTCTTCATCTTCATCAGTAGTTTTCTTTTTTGAATTATCATCTAAGAAATCCATGTTTACTGACTTGTTGTTAGATGAAAACAAGTTAGGTTTTTCATTTTCTTCATCATCAGATGTTACAATACTTTCTGCACCAGGCATTGGTAAAAAGTCATCAATGTTGTCGATACTTACATTATCAACTGTCGAGTTGTTGTTCGCGTCTGTGCTCATGTTTTTTTTTGTTAGTTATGTTTCAATTCTTCTTCATATATAATCTACATAATAAATCTTAAAGATTTAATATTATGCAAAAATAATTTTAACTTTTTTCGACTATAACGCTATGATTCATTTTACTTCTTCTTTGCAGTTGATTTAGAATCATATTTATTCTTATTCATTGCTGCAATTTGAACTTGTTTGTCAGCAATTCGCTCACGAGTTTGAAGTTCTTGTTGTGTTAAGTTAGCCTTACGTTGTTCGTTTACTTGTTGATTAAGTTCTTTATCACGCTGTAATGCAATATTTTCATTTTTTGCATTCTTGTCATCAAGATACTTCAAGGTGTCAATATAATCAGATTGTTTATTCTCATTCATATCTTGCATACCAGTATATCCTGCAGAACGTATTTCAGCTTCACGCAAACTATTATCACGATCCATTTGATTTTGTTCAGCTTCCCAAGCAAGTTTTTTATCTTGTCTTTCTGTTTCAGCTTGTTGTTGCATTTCAATACCTTGTTGTGCAGCTTGTTGTTCTTGTTGACGTTGAGCATTAACTTTCTCTTCAATTGCTTTAAGAGTGTGTGTAATTTCTGCCATAGAATCTGCCTTAATAATGTTACCAAGATCATAAATAGATGCACCGGCAGTATTGTTAGATAATGCAAGTTGTCTAATTTGTTCTGTGATCATACGTTGATTTACTTTTGTAGAAGTAAACACATTTAATTCTCTTGCTAATAATTCAGTACCATTAATTTCAAAATTAACTTTCTCATCCATAGAAGTCATATATTGCAATCTAATACTTGGCTTGTTACTATGATAGTATTGTGCAAGATCCGTACGCATCTGGTGCACGCGAGGCATTAAGTTTTCACTATGTTGTACAAAGTACATTTCTGTTTGTGAGAAAGACTGATTCAATGCTTGAGTAACACCTGTTGCAGTTTCTTGCGATGTTGGTCCACCAAGACGTTGAGGTGTAATACCAATAGCTTCAAATGCTTGATTTTTAAAATATGTAGAAAGCTGTATACGAGATAACAACCTTTGTGTTTGTTCAAGGTTTAATACTTGATAATGTTGGAAGTTTAACGCATTCTCTGTGTTTGTAATAGAAGTATCCAATGGTAACATTTGGAAGTTCTTCATTGCAACATAAGCATTAGCCAAATTATTTTTACCCCAGTCTTCACCCATTGAGTGACGTGGTAATGCATTTTGATCTAACATAATCACAGTACCTAATTCGTCTACCAAGATATCTGCAATTTGGTTATTTACTAAATTGTATCCTACTTGATAAGGTTTCATTTTATCAATAAGAGAACGTGACTTAGTATTTCTGTCTGAGAATACAGCACCTTCAACTGGCAACTTACAACCGTATAATGTAAAGTCTCCTTTAAATTGAAATCTTACAGGGCGTACATTAAGATATATTGGAGCAAATCCAGTGCTGTCATTATTACCATAGAATGACGGTCTATTAGGTCCAATTTTAATACCACCCCACGTTTGATTGATCCATATCCAATCAATGTGTTCGCCATATGATAAGTTGTCTTTTGTTTTGTTTTTAAGTACAGTGTTGTCATATAAAGGTTTGTCAGTAACTTTATAGTTTTCATCTACAATCATTTCCATTGGAACACCTTGCTCATCAATTTTGGTAAGATGTCCAACCATTCGTTGCGATTTCCAATATACAGTTGTTACACGTAATAGTGAATAATTACTAAAGTCCATCAAGTCTTCAGACTCGTTTAAGATTCTGTAGATAATATCATCACCTGTATTTAAGATTGCATCTCTATGCGCAATAAACTGACGCATTCCAAGAGATGGTCCTTCTACATTCCACTCATGAGAACGTGTAGCATCATAGAATGATCCATCATTTTGAACACCCGGAAGCATGTATCCTGCAGATTTTACTGGATATATTACTTCAAGTGCTGCAAGTTGCTCTTCGTTCATCATGTAACCATACTTATCAATGATGTCAGAAATGGTCATAAGGTCCATACGACCTGCCCAGTTAGATTGAGATATATATCTTGCTTCTGGAGACTTATGATAGAATGTCAATAAAGGATTCCATAGTTCTATTTCATAATCATCTTCGCGCATATTAAAATGCCAAAACTCTCTATCTGCAATAAGCATGTCTTTAAATGCAAGATTTTCAAGTTCATTCATTTTAAAACGTTCACCATCAACCTCATGCTGATGACTTGCCCATTGTTCTATCATAGAACGATAATCTTTTTTAAAGAACTGTTCTATTTCAGGTAATGATTTTATATTTTCAGGCGACATCATTTGTTGTGCCTGTTGTACTTGTTCAGGATTTTGCAAATCTAATCCCATTTGCTGAATGGTTTGTTGCATTTTTTGTTCACCAAAGCTAACAAGAGTTTCTTCGATCATGCTTCTTTTCATTTCAACCATCTCGTTAAATGAAGTATCATCTACAGCACGATACGTAATTTTATCATTACGTTTTGCAAACTCACCAGTAAGTACATTAATAACATTAGGTATAATAGGAAAAAACTTTAACTCAAACGCAGATTCGTCTTCTTTTGTTAGAGTATCAATTAGTTCTGCCATTTCATTATTTTCTTCAACAATGTAATCTGACTTGTCAATAATACCATTTGCCAATTTGTAATTCTTCATTAAACGTCTTGCATTACGTCTAATTTGTTTTAGTCCTTGCATTTCATGCCAGTCCATGTTCCACGCACCCCATGTTACATCTTTGTCTTTTGTCAACAAAAATTGAACAGGTTGGGTAATTGTACCCATTCTGTTATACTCTGATTTTGCTCCTGCTTTTAGTTGTAGAGCATTATATATTTTTGGCATAATTTATATATTTTTGACGAAGTTATATATTATTATCTAATGTTTTTAAATGGACTACGATGTCTTTGCGTTGTGTCACTATTTGAATATGAAGTGCCATAATGTCGAAAAGGACTCACTCTCAATTTAACATTTTTATTTGACTTTTCCAAATTACCATCCTCTCTTTCAACACGTTTTGTATAGCCTCTGTTTGATTGTTGTACTTTTGCAAATGCTACCAGTGCACAAAATGCTACAATTCTATCGACGTTTAATCCATCACGATATGCAGCCATTTCTTTAAGCAACATAATATCAGGTATTCTTTCAACACCATATGTAGTTTTTACAATAGTTCCATCTGTTTTTGTTTCATGATCTAACTCTTCTTCAAGAAATTGTTTACCATACGGAATGATATTTACTTTAAACATTGTTCCTACGTTTTTCCAACCATACTCTTGAAATACATTCATGTTTGCCTGTATTTCTTTTAAGAACATAATTTGTGTTTTTGGAACCAAGTACTTTTGTTTTCTACGCGCAATCATATGTTGAATAAACGCGCTGACGTTATTTTCACAGATTGTCCAAGCATTATACCATTCAATGATAAGTTCGAGTCTTTCGTGCGTTTTATTTAAGTCATCAAATCTTCCACACCATGCTGCAACAATTCTGTCGCGTTCAATTGTAGATTCAATTGTACCATCTGCTTTGTGTGTTGTAATTTCTTGTGAAGTTTTATATATGTAAATAGAACATAAAGAGTCAGATGTATTTGTTTTACCTTCTGCAACTGGATCGACAGATGCATAATAAATTCCAAATCCTGGATCTTTAATTGGTCTTTCCCACACAACAAGCACTCCTTCTTTATCTTGAGTTTTTGCAGATAATGGAAATTCTGATATTGGAATTTTTCTGGATTCTTTTGCAGTTATTTTACCAGTTTCATCGCGTGATAATTCTAAAAACTCTTTATAATATTCTCCTTCTTCAATTCTTCTTATTTGTTGTGTAACTAAATGTAATGGAAATACTGATTTAGTTCTATGTGCAAATGCTTCTTCAATGTTAATAGGTTTCTGAGAAATACGAAGTTGATAGTCATCTGGTTTTAATTTCTTTTTCCAGTCTAATCTTTCTTCAAGAATCATTTCTAATGCTCTGTCTACCTGTGAGTTACCATATTCATCAATACATGGAAGCATTGACCATTGCTCAGGAATAAATAATCCACATTGTGCAATTTCACCTTTATCGTTTAATAAATTTGTTTCAACAGCAAGTACATCTTTACTATCAGGATTTAATAACATCTCACGCAATGGTTCACATTGGGCAAGATCCCCTACAGATCCAGCAGCAATAAACTGACCAGTGTACACCATACCTGATTTCATTGCAGGAAGTAAATATTCCATAGTTGTATTCATCTTTGGAGCAATACCTGCCTCTTCGTGATAAAATAATGTACATGGTCCCCCAACTCCATTAGTAGGATCTTTATCAAGTACTAATCCAAAGATAACAGATTTTAATCCAATGTCACGTTTTTTACCACCTTGATTGATTTCAATCTTTTGTTCCCAGTTAAGAACCTTGTCCGGAGTACATGGTCTGTACCATGCAGTATAAGTATTAAGAAAATTTCGGTATTCTTCAAGAAAACGCCATGTACCTTTTTCACTAATATAGTCTTTTAGTGAACCTGCCATTTTACTGATTGACCCTTCTTCAAACCAAAAGTAATTAATCATTTTTGCACCATGGTAATAACTGGATGCTATCTGACGTTTCTTTAATATAACAGCGTGTTTGTATGAATGTCTTCCAATCTCCTCGTAAAGTGCCATGTGATACTGAGCATCTCTGACTTTAGCAAATCCAAATCGTGCTTCTTCTTTATCGTAAATTGGTAGAAAGTTTAACCACATGTAGTATTCTCTGGCTAAGTACCAAGTTTTAGTACCATTTTTAAAAATAACACCATTTCTACATTTTAATTTTTGATCATCCCAGTATGCAATATAATCTTTTGAACGCATTGGAGCAATGCAATAAACTTTGTTGTATTTATTAAACAATATTGCTTGTTCATTAAATTTCTGAGAACATTCGTCAAATTCATATTGACCTGGTTCTTTAAACACAGACCACATAAATTTTACAAACTCTTCTCTTGTTTCAAAATCTGTTAATGACCACGCATCAGTTGCGTAGTCGTATGTTGGCACTTTTATATACATTTAAAAGTATTAAGAATTTTTAAAAGTTCTGTAATATCTGAATGCTGATAAATGTTGTGTTCATTTAAAGTGCCATTCCAATATGCGTCATGATCATCTCTGTGAAAAGCATTCCAAAAACCAGTATGATGATTATAATGAAACATCCAATTATATAAAGCGTTGTCTTTCATAATATTACATTTGATCGTAAGCAACTTGTTGTCCACCTCTTACTTGAGATTTTTGTTCTTCCATGAGGTCTTTGTACGCACCTTTAAACGATATTCTAATCTGCTCAAACTTTGCTGCAGCATTAACCATAGAATTAATATTGCCATCCCTACCATGTTCGATTGGAGTAGTCTCCATATACCTTCCGAGACGATCCAACATACTTTTGATACCCATGTACGCGCGAAACGTAGGAGTTTCATACAATTTGCTACAAAGTTTGAGAGCATCAATGATAATATCATCTTCAATACTAAAATTGACATTAAGCTGCGAAAGTATAAGTTCTTCTTTTTCATGTTCTTGCGTATCAAAATAAGGATTCATATCAGGATTTGGACACGTCATGTAAAATAAATACGCAAATACATTTTGATAATCATCCGGATAGGCATCAATTATCATCTTTAAATCTCTTAATACATAACAATGTTCACTTGGAACAACTGTTCCATTTTGAATATCAAACAGTCTTACCATTTTTTTTATTTTTTAGTTACAGCATTTGGATTATCCTTATACCAGTTTAAAATATCAATTACTTCTTGCTTAAGATATGGAAGTTCGTATACTTCTATCTCACGAATAATTGGATCACCTTCAACAGATGTTTTTAAAATTGGATAACCATACTCGTCTTTTGCATCTTCCTCTTCAAAAGTAATATGATGTATAATTAACTTACCTGATTTTAAATTAGGATTATGCTTCAGTATAATATACATATAAATACTGAGTTGTAGATTATAATGGTTTAAATTACAGTCATCTAAGTGAGACACTGGACCAAGCATTTTCTTTGAAATACCTTCCCAGTTCACAAAAGAAGTTTTATCAATTTTTTTATTAGTCTTGTAATCAGTTATATGCACTGTATTATCTGCAACCTCAACAAGATCTGATTGACCACATATACCTGCTGATTTTAAATAAACCATGTGTTCAGGAAAAATACCATTAATTAATTTTTGCAATGGCGCCAGCTTTTTACCTAACCCATCAAGTAATGGTTTTATAACAGGTAACTCTACATCATGTCTAACCATTGTGTCACAACCTACAATATCTTGTTCGCGCTGATCGTGATACCAGTTACCCAATGCACATGCTCTGTCTGACTCACGCTTCCAAGCTTTCTGAATTTGTTCAGGAGTCATTCCTTTCCACTTATTATCTTTCTTTGTGTTCTTTGAACACTTGAGTGCAATTGCCTCAGAATCAAACGGTTGCTTTAAACTACTAAGTAAAGTAGTTACTGATATCCATTTAGTTTTGTCTTGTGGATCTATCGATACATAAGAATGTGTTGCTGCTTCAAATAGTATTGCCATAATTATTCTTTGATTTGTTTTAAAAGTTCTTGTTCTTCTGCTTCAGTAAGTTCTGCTTTCCAAAATCCTTTAGGACAATCAGAGGCAAGAGATCTTGTTTTAAATGTTAACGAACAACCACATTCAGAACAACAAGGTTGTGTTCCAGGCACTGCGCATGATGCACCAGTGTTATCAATAAACTCACAACTTTTACATATTTCATTTCTATAAAATGCAATATTTTCTACGTGTGCTGTTTTGAACATGTTGTTCTTAATACCTTCCATAATCAACCCACGATTTTTCCAGATTCTAATTGGATTTGCCATCTTTAAATTCTTCTTTTTTAAGTTTGACTTCTTGTTTTCTGTTCTGTTCTGATTTCATCAACTCTAATAATTCCAGATAATCTGCAATATCTTTTCGTTTTTGAATTATCAACTCATATGTTTGTACTGAAATATCAATATCTGTTTCAATTTTTTGTACAAATAATATGTTCTTTTTAATTTTTTCTTCTAATGCTTTTCTTTTAATCACAAATGTTCCCAAATTGGGAACAGCAACAGAGTGATGTTTAGCAGCAGATAATTTTTTTTGCACAGTTTTATAATAGAAAGATATAATTTCATCAATTGTTTGAACAGGTAGATCTAAATCTATTGCTGTTTTTTCTACTATTGTTTTACGCTTTATTGGATTCAACTGCTAAATAATTATAGTCTAACAATATGTTACCTTTTGAATGCACATCAATATTAGGATTCAAGCTAATAACTTTTCTACCAGTCTTAGATTTTACCACAATATTTCTTTTTTCTAATTTGACAATTCTGTTACGTACGTTTTGTGACCGTACAGATAAGTCTTCTGGAGCTGTATCAGGATACAATTGTTTTGCAGCATTCATGCAAAAACCTACCAGTTCTATTGGTCCCCACATTACAAGTAATATAAGTATGTCTAAATCAGAAGGAATAAGATTTTCTTTTTTAAAGAATACTATTTCTGTTATTAGTTGATACTTTATTACATCCGGAGTAGTGACTCTTAGTTTCTTAGTTACTTTTTTTACTTCCATTTCTTCTTCTTCTAATGTTTGTTATTTCATACATATTGTATGATTTTGTACAGAATACTGTACGTTTTGTGGAGGTGAGGGGAGTCGAACCCCTGTCCAAACCATGATCAATAATACAATTTATACAGCTTTTGGGGTCAAGCTCGCTTGACAAATCCACCACTCTGTTTAATCTAACAGAGAAATCTCATTAATTTAGGCTGCTACACCAAGAATAACATCCTCATTTAATAATGAGAATACTTTGTTCATGTTAGCTTCGATTTGTGCGTTGTCTCCTTGAGATACTACACTTAAATTTGCATTGCCATTTATTAAATTCACCTTAGTTTACAGTTATCTCTCTGGCTGATTGTATTACTTACTAATGACCTGTCAAAACCAGTCACCCCCAGTATTAAGTTCTATCTAAACTTATATTTTTACAAAATCTTATTTCTTTATTATTTAATGTCCATATTTCACCATTATCCATTGCACATGTAAATAATAAATCATGCTCTTGTGAATAATCAATAACTAAAAAAGCATATCCTTCCATGTTGTCAGAAACTCTTTTTATAGGTATCATTGGGTTTAACTGAACTATCATATAATAAATTTTTAGTTGCAGGGGAGGGATTCGAACCCTCGTCATTTGGCGTATGAAACCAAGCTGGAACCAACTCCAGTCCACCCTACGATATGTGTAGTTTTTGTATACCCCCAGAACTACTAACTGTGCCAACCTACGATTTGGAGGACCTCCACGCCAACATTATAAAATGTCTGTAATCCCTGTCTTCGATCCTGTGTACTTTAGGCTTCTTACTTAGAATACTCGTAATCAAGTA